ATGAAAGAATCAGCCAACCGTGATAGCGACAAAACCAACGATACACGCTTCAACGAGACGGTACAGCGGATGCTGAAGACGCCGCCCAGATCGCACCATGAAGAAAAGCATAAGACAGACCAGAAGACGCAAAAGTCCGAAAATAAGGCCGAAAAGCCTGAATAATTGGACTTTTAGCTTGCACTCCTCATATTGAGGCACCATGCCATATGTTGATTCGCGGGCTATAGCCAATTGGTTCATTAAGCGCGCTAGACGCGATGGCGGTCGCGCGCTTTCAAATATGCAGCTTCAAAAGCTGGTCTATTTTGCCCACGGCTGGAACATGGCTCTTCATCGCCATCCACTTATCCGCGACGAGGTGCAGGCGTGGGAGTTTGGTCCCGTCATCCCCACTCTGTATCGCGCTCTAGCGCCGTGGGGGCCTGATCCGGTTACGCAGCCAATTGACGCCCCACGCGAGAATTTGGAGCCGAACGAGCGAGATGTTTTGGAGCAAGTTTACGCGGCATATGCGGATTATCCGGCGTCAACGCTCTCATCCCTGACCCACCGGCGAGGCACACCTTGGGAGAGGGTCTTTGAGCCCGGCCGTCGCGGCGTTGTAATTCCAGACAATGTGATTGCGGACTATTTCAGTGGACTCGCCGAAAAGCGCTAAGCCAGACGCCGATATGAAGGCTCTGGTAAGGGCCGAGGTGGAGTCGTTGCCCGCAGAGACGGACGAGTCTCAGGCGATTTACGAGCTCGAGAAGGCGCGGCTGGAAAATGAGAAGCTGCGCACGCAAATCGACAGCCTAAAAGAAGGCGTGACTGACCAGCGGGCCGACCGAAATCTCAGGCAGGGGTACGCCGACAAAGCATTCCGCTTCCTAATTGTCTTCTCGGCATTCTCAGGGATTATCCTGATCGCACAGGGAATTCCGAGTTGCCCCTTCAAGCTGGACGATAAGGTCGTCATCACTCTTATTGGATCTACAGCGGTGGCTGTCGTGGGCTTGGTGGGCTGGATCGCTCGGGGCCTGTTCAAAGCCCCGAGCTAGAGCCCTTACTACTTCGAATTGCCATCAACCGGCGCGCCTTCTGCTTAGGCGTGACCGGCTTCACCAATCCGCCGATAGGTAAGGCGCTTGCCTTCGATCATTGCAAGCAACTGGTCGTGGCGTTCGGTGTCAGTCACCTTAAGAGCCGTGCGACGATTGTAGCGGAAATCGAACTCAGCAAGGTAGCGGTGCAAGTGAGCTTCGCCGCAATGCTGGTAGACGCCAACCATGCCGCGCTTGAACACTGAGAACACGCCTTCAATCGTATTGGAGTGGATCGTCTCTGCGCCTTCGTAGCGTACGTATTCGCCAGCGGCGTGATTGGTCGTCTTGTGCGATGCATATTCATCGCCAGTGCGCGTGTAGAGGCGCGACGAGTCGGTATAGAGCGTCGTGTCGCGAGACACGTTGCGGACCAGCACATCGCGCACGGTAGAGGCCGTGGCGTCGTTCAAATGGAACATACGGGCTTTGCCGCCGCGCTCGACCAGACCAACCACAATGCGCTTATGCGCGCCGCCGCCTTTGCCCTTCTTGGTGAAGGGGCGGCCCTTGCGCTGCTCTGAAACGCGAGGCGTCTCACGCTTGCCGATGTAGGTCTCGTCGGCCTCGACGGTCTTGCCTTCGCCGCCAAGCGGCCCGGAAGACTTCACGTCTTCCTTCATGGCTCCAATGGATAGCCTCCAAATGCTCGCGGGCTTGTCGGCGTCGTGGTAAATGGCGTTGGTCAGATCGAACATTGCGATAACTCCTTGGATTCGTTATCGCAAATCCGTCTGGTACGTCGAGTATATAGTTAGGAATTATTTCTTATTGGTATTGACGGGTGAGGGCAGCTTTGCTATGATTTGTCCATGGTGCTGATTTGCGCCACCGACCCGCCCACGAGGCGGGTTTTGTTTTCCTGATGCCCACAACGTGCGGATATCGGATGTCGGCGGGACAGCCCCCCTCTGGCCTGCCGGACGTTCGTCGTTCGGAAAGCCAAGCAATTGGCTTTCCGTCCGCTGCGCGGACCACTCCTCAACCCCCACACGGGGGGAGATCGGACTGCCGCCTTGCTTTCGCCAATCGTCAGCGCTGCAAATTGGTCGCGACCCTGGAGCTGCCAATCTCCCCCCTTGAGGGGAGATGTCCGGCAGGACAGAGGGGGGCGTGAAGGAACGCTATCCTCGGTTCATTCTGCCTTATCCGCGAGGCCCCCATGTCCAACCGCTATGCCACCATCATCACCGACGATGACGGCCGCGAGGTCGTCAGCGCCATTGGCGTGTTCGAGGGCGCTGCCCCGCAGGCGCGCATCGGCCGCATCGAGCCGGTCGTGCCGGGCGTGCTGATCGGCATGGTTCGCGGCGGTCCCGTCGATGCCATCGGCGGCTTCGGTTTTCCGCGCGGCGCGCACGACGCAAGGGCGATCGCCAGTTCAAGCCTGAAAGCCGCGTCTGCCGGAAAGCGCCACGCGCCGGCCGCTGATGCAGCCCGCAAGGCCGCCCCAAAACGGTCAGGGCCAAAATCGGCACGGCGCAAGTCCGGCAAGATCAAGTCCGGCAAGATCAAGCGGGCAAGGCCGGCAAAGCAGGCGAAGCAGGCAGCGACCGCCGAGCCCGCCGGGATCTCGGATCATGGCTGACCGGACGGCGCCGCGTTCTCGTCCTGGCCGCAAGGCGACTGCCGCCGCTGCCAAGCCGAAGCGGACGAAGAAGACGCTTGGCGATGATTTCCTCGACGCGGTTCGCGCCGATTTCCGCGCCCATGGCGCCGGCGTGATTGCCGCGGTCCGGGCCGACAAGCCCGACCAGTATCTGAAGATCGTGCAATCGGTGCTGCTCAAGGATCTGGCCAAGGATTTGCATGTTTCATCTGACAATCTGGAAGCCCTGAGCGATGACGAGATCCGCCGCCGCATCCGTGGCCTCGAAGCCGTCCTCGGGCCGTTTGGCGACCAGCCTGAAGACGCGCCGCCACTATCTGGCGCTGCTGCAGGAGCTGGACCGCAGGCGCAGGACTAACCAGCTTGCCGCCTACCGGCCTTATCCCAGGCAGGCGCAGTTTCACGCCGCCGGCGCGCAGAACCGGGAACGTCTGTTCATGGCCGGCAACCAGCTGGGCAAGACCAGGGCCGGCGGCGCCGAATGGGCCATGCATCTCACCGGCCGCTATCCCGCGTGGTGGCAGGGCAAGACCTTCGACGCCGCCGTCAGGCTATGGGCTGCCGGCGTGACCGGCGAGGGCACGCGAGACAACCCGCAGCGCGTGCTGGTCGGCCCGCCGCAGCAGCAGGCGGCATGGGGCACCGGCATGATCCCCGCCGATGCCATCCGCCAGACCACGATGGGCCGCGGCGCGCCGGGCGCGCTCGACAGCATCGTGGTGCGCTGGGGCGGCGGCGGCGACGTGCAGGCCGATGAATCGGTGCTGTCGTTCAAGAGCTATGAGAAGGGCCGCGAAAAGTGGCAGGGCGAAACCCTGCATGGCGTCTGGTTCGACGAGGAGCCGCCGCTCGATATCTATTCCGAAGGCCTGACCCGCACCAACGCCACCGGCGGCATCACCATCGTGACGTTCACGCCGCTGCTTGGCATGAGTGACGTGGTGCTGCGTTTTTTGTCGGGTGAGGTGCGCGCTCTTCCTCCCCCCTTGTGGGAGAAGGTGGATCGGCGCGATAGCGCCGAGACGGATGAGGGGTGTTCCAGCGGAGTGACGCGTCGGCGTTCCCTGGAACACCCCTCATCCGTCGCCTTCGGCGACACCTTCTCCCACAAGGGGAGAAGGGAAGACCCGCCGCGTCCGGCCCAAAAATATCGTGCGCGAACAAAGCCATATCACGGCATCCCGAATCAATCCGGCAGGCCCCATGACCCGTCACGTCACCTTCATGACCATCGATGACGCCGAACATTATTCGCCGGACGAGCGAGCCGCGATCATTGCCGCCTATCCCGAGCATGAGCGCGAGGCGCGGGCGCGCGGCGTTCCGGTGCTGGGCTCCGGCCGCATCTTTCCGATTGCCGAGGAGCTGATTGCCTGCGAGCCCTTCCGGCTGCCGCGCTACTGGCCGCGGATCGGCGCCCTCGATTTCGGCTGGGACCATCCGTCGGCCGCGGTCGAGCTGGCCTGGGATACGGAGGCCGATGTCGTCTATATCTCCAAGGCGGCGCGGGCGTCGCAGCAGACGCCGGCCATGCAGGTACTGGCCCTGAAGCCGTGGGGCGAGTGGCTGCCCTGGGCCTGGCCGCGCGACGGCCGCCGCGAGACGCTGGAAGGGGCGGGCACCGCACTTGCCAGACAATATTCCGCGCATGGGCTGAACATGCTGTCGGGCCACGCCCGCTTCGCCGACGGCTCGGTCTCGGTGGAGGCCGGGCTGATGGAGATGCTCGACCGCATGCAGTCCGGCCGCTTCAAGGTGTTCTCGTCGCTGCTGCCCTGGTTCGAGGAATTTCGGCTTTACCATCGCAAGGACGGCAAGGTGGTGAAACTGCGCGACGATTTGATGGCCGCGACGCGCTATGGCGTGATGATGCTGCGGGAAGCGGTGGTTGATCCCGCGGAGTTCAAGAGCGCGAGGCGGACGACCGGGCAGAGTGATCCGCTGGGGGCGTTTCGGTGAGGGGCAAGCGCCCTCGATCTTTCCAAGTCTTCGATCCGACAAAGCCCGCGAGGCGGGCGGGCGAACGCGTGTGGCCCGGCCCTGCTGTGGTCGCCAGCGCTGCGCGCCTTTGTTCAAAGCCAGGGAGCAGCCAACAATGGTACACATCATCCCACTCTCCGTTGGTCGGCGACGGCTCGATACGGGGAACGCAGTGCAGTATCCGCAAGGGTCGCCCATCGGCGGCGCCATGCAGGGTTTTGGCGACGAGCTTTCCGCACTGGCCGAGCACTACCGGAAGATGACAGAGCGACAGGAGGCCTTCGACGCCGAGATCGCACGCCGCCAATCAACGGCCGGATCGCGTTGGCCGAAGACGAGCTGGCGGCGAAGGCGCCGGCCGACGGCGCGGGCATGCACGAGGCCATGTACGGCCAGCTGGACCCGTATGACGGCCGAGCGGTGAAGCCCAGGTCTGTTCGACAAGATGTTCGGCGAGGTCTTGCCGAGCATGCCCGAAAGCCAACGCGCCAACTTTGCCAAGCAGAAGGAGGCGATGCGCATGGCAGGCGCGGTGCGCATGGCGCAGCGGCAACTCCAGCGGCGCAAGGATTATGAACAGAACCAATGGTCCGGGGTCCAGCGCGCCGAGCTTGACGCCATCGCTCAAAGCAATCCCAACGACACTGTGGCTTTTAACGCCGCTCGCCGGCGCGGCCTCGATGTTCTCGACAAGATGGGCCTCGACCCGCAGGGCAAGTTGCAGGCCGAAGCCGCGTGGCGGGATAGCACGGCAAAGACACGGATTGAGGCTACAGCATTGAAAGCGTAGTAAACAGCAAGGATCAATTCTCAGACGTTAATGGTCCGACCTCCAGGTCTAAGCATAATCGATCCGACATCGATCAAGTACCCATCGGCGACCCACGTTTTCCTAAAGCATAGAGGATAGTTGACGAATACCTAATGCAGCGTGCATCAGGCGAGCCGTCATCGGTTGATGATAATCTTAGCTATGGTAATCCAGATTATGCAGACGAATCTGGTCTTAAGTGGTTACTGAAATTAAAAATGAAGCGTGGTCTTCATTTGCATGGTACGCCTCCCGATTTGCTGCGGTTCCTTCCGGGAAAATTTGGTACAAATTTACCAGAGGATTACTATTCAGCTTGGCCGTAAAATAGATCGATATCGGTGCCGCTCAGAAAGGGCCACCTCTTTATTAGGCGGTGTCCTTTATTGTGAAAACAATCATCATCCGTTCAGCTACGGCGCGCAGCCAACATCAACAAAATTTAGTAGTGGTTCGACGCCTTCATCGTCCCGAACGGTATAGAATGCATCTGGGTAAGTTTCAGCGGACCTCCAATTGAAGTTCTTGACTGTATCCGGACCTACCGCAAACATATAGGAAGGCATCGGACCACTGATAAATCCGTGGTCGCCCTCTTTCGTCACCAGCTCCGCCGCCGTGGCCGGCTGCAAAAGCTTCTTATCCGCCGTGAAGGCGGCTTTACCGGAACCTTGTCTGATGACGGTCACGACAATCCCCGACTCGAGTTCCTTGAAGAGCACGCCCTTTGGGCAGCTTTGCCACAGAGTGTCCGTCTTATCCACGTCGTCCGACTGAGCCGCGCCAAATGGCAACGCAAACACCGCCATCGCGGCGAGAATGAGCGATCGCAACGATACCTCCTATGGTTGTATTTCGAACGTTATAGCCCTGTTATGGTTGTGGCAAGCGCTGCGAAAGCATCGACGTCATCTTCCGACGCCTTTGATGGCAGGATTCCGAGGGTCTTCGCAACGCTGCCTCGCGCGGGATGGGATATCCATGGCCGTCCGCATCATTCCCGCCACGCTGCGCGATCTCTCCTACATCGCCGCCAATCTGCGTGCCGAGGACCGGGCCGAGATCGACTGCCAGCTTGACCATTGGTCGCCGGCCCTGCTGGCGGTCACCGCGCTGCAGGGCTTTGCCTATGTTGCCGAGCTAGACGGCAATCCGGAGGCCGGCTTTGGCGCTGCCGAACAGCGCGGCGGGCTGTGGATCGCCTGGAGCTGGGGCACGCGCCGCATGAAGCGCTGTGTGCCCGGCATCACTGCGCACTTCCACGCCGTGCTCGGGCCGCAGGTCGCGGCGCGGGGCGCTTGGCGGGTCGAGGCGCGGGCGCTTGCCGCCAACGAACTGGCTCTGCGCTGGTTCGGCCGGCTCGGCGCCACCCAACGCTGCCGGTTGCCTGGATATGGCCGCAACGGCGAAGATTTTTTCCTCTACGACTGGACAAGAGAAGGCTGGAACCATGTGTCTCTTTCAAAAGCCGCCGGCGCTGAAGCCGCTGCCACCGACCCCGACCATTGAAGACAAGGACGTGCAGGCGCGCGAGGCAGCCCTGCGGACTGAACTCGAACAGCGCCAGGGCACGGCGGCGACGGTGAAAACCGACCTCGCGCCCGGCGACCTCACCGGCCAGCGCCGCGTTCTGCTGGGGGTATGACCATGACCGCGATGAAACGCAGTTTCAGCAAGCGCGTGCTGGCGTGGTGGTACTGGCGACGGCATGCCAGGCTGGTGAAGCGGAGGTGACGCATCTTACCCTCCCCCTTGTGGGGAGGGTCGTAGGCTGAGCCGCACGGTACGTGCGGTTCAGCCTACGGGGTGGGGTCTGCGCTGCACCCGTCTCCCTCGCTTTGCTTTGCAAAGCGAACTCGCCGACCCTCCCCACAAGGGGGAGGGTGTAGCAATTCGTCATCTCTCAGCGGCTTGACAATCGCTCCTCAGGCGCCATGCTGCAGTGCAACATGGCTAGCTACGAAACCAGCATCATCAAGTCGTCGCGGATCGAATGCCTGGACGGGCTTCGCGCGCTTGCGGCGATCTGGGTGCTGGTCGGGCACTGCATGCTTTTGACCGGCTGGCAAATTCCGATCGTCGGCGAGCCGGATCTCGGCGTCGACCTGTTCATCATGCTGTCCGGCTTCCTGATGGTGTTCCACTATCAGCTGCGCCAGGAAAAGGAGCCTTGGCAAAGACCGGAAACCTGGCTGAAATTCTGGACGCGCCGCTATTTCAGGATCGCGCCGCTGTTCTATGTCATGCTTTTCCTGGCGCTGGCGCTTGGCCCCTATCTCTACGATTGCAGGATCATCATCGACGATTTCCTCTCCAGATCGCACCAGGCGCCGGAACGCTACCTCGACGGCAGCCTGAAAAACATCGTCGCTCATCTCACGTTCCTGTTTGGGCTGGTGCCGAACCTCGCCTATCGCACGCCCGCTGCCTGACTGGAGCCTGGGGCTGGAGATGCAGTTCTATGCCGTGTTCCCGGCCGTCATGCTGCTGGTTCGCAGGCTGGACTGGATCAGGAGCGCCCTTGTGGTCGCGGCGATCGGCTGCGTCATCGTGTTTGCGATGCGGCTGTTGTCGATCCATTTTCCGATGCCGTCCTTTCTGCCGCTGAAGATGCAGATATTCCTGTGCGGGATGCTGCTGGCCGGAGTCGTGCATCAGAGCCAGCCGCGATCTATCCTGTACTTGGCACTGGCGCTGCTGCTGGCGGCGCTGCCCTTTGGCGGCGACCAGGGGCTGGGCAAGCTTCTGGTGCGTGAAGCGCTGGTGGCGGGCTTCTTTGCGCTAGTTCTCTACCGCATGCTGCCTGGAAGGGCGGGAACGCTGGCGCGAGCGATCGCCGTGACGCTCAGCAACCGGTTCTTCCACCTGATGGGCGAGCTTTCCTTCAGCATCTACCTGATCCATCTGCTGGTGCTGCAGCCCGTCGCGGCGTTCGTCATCAGTGAGTTCGGCCACGAATTGTCGGCGCCGCTGCGCTTCGCCATCGTCGTTGCCGTTGTGCTGCCGACGGTGACGTTGCTGTCCTGGATCACCTACACTCTGATCGAGGTCCCCGGCCAGAAGGCGGGCCGCTTCGTCGTCCAGCGCTTTGGCCGGAAAACGGCGCCGGTGCTCGAGGGCATCAAGCGCAGCGCGTAGTCGGCTGACGCTGCCGATCTCCCCCCTCGAGGGGGAAATGTCGCCGAAGGCGACAGAGGGGGTCGGTGCGACCGGACGCGACCTCCCGCCACCGACAGATGAGGCTAGCGCTCTACGCGCGGCGACCCCCTCTGGCCTGCCGGCCATCTCCCCCTCAAGTGGGGAGAAGCGCCGCTTCGCCGTCCATTCACATCCTACCCAGCGAGCCCCTCATGACCGATTCCCGTGCCCGCGATATCCTGTCCCGCCAATCCGAGCTCGAGACCGAGCGCTCTCAGTACGAGGCGGTGTGGGAGCAGGTGGCGGAATTCTGCGATCCCGATGCGCCCGATGTCTGGAGCGGCCGCAGGAGCGGCGGACCGGATTCGCAGGCCGAGCGGCAGGAGCGGCGCGGCGCCCGCGTCTATGCCAACACCATCAACTCGGCCGCCAATCGCCTCGCCGCCGGGCTCGAAAGCCTGATCATCCCGCAGTCGGAAAAATGGCACGGGCTGACCACCGCAGAAATGAATGACGAGGAGACCGACGAGGAGAAGGAATGGGCGGAAGGCTTGCGCGACTTCCTGTTTGCGCTGCGCTATTCCGCCAACTCCAATTTCGTGCCGGCCACGCAAGCCTGCCTGCGCAATGTCGTGCGTTATGGCCCGGCCTATCTCTATGCCGAAGAAGGCTTTGGCGGCACGCTGATCCGCTATGCCTCGATCCCCGTGGTCGAGGGCTATCTCGCCCGCAACCGCTGGGGCCAGGTCGACATTTTCCACCGCCGCTACGAGCGCACGGCAAGACAGGCGGCGCAGCTGCTCGGCTACGAAAAAATGCCGGCGCGGATCAAGATGCTGGTCGACGATCCCGCCAAATGCGAGACGAAAATCTTGCTGATCCAGTGCATCCAGCCGCGCGACGAGCGCAAGATGTACCGGCTTTCCGGCGACTATCAGTATCTCGACACGGCCTTTGCCTCCTATCACGTCATCGAGGACGAGGAGGAGATCGTCAGGGAGAGCGGTTTTCGGTCCTTCCCGGTGTCGACCTTCAACTGGCGCCGCTATGAGGGCGACCCCTATGGCATTTCGCCTGCTATCGAGGCGCTGACGACGGTTCGCGAGGAGAACGCGGTGCGCCGCTCGGGCCTTCGCGCCCTGCAGCAGATCACCGATCCGGCCACGGCGTCCAAGGCCAGGCTCGATTATGTCCCGGTGCTCAACCCCGGTGAGAATTATCCCGGCCTCATCGACGACAATGGAAGGCCGCTGATTCAGCCGATCGCGACCGGGCAGAACCCGACCTATGCCTTCAACTACGCGGCGAGCCGGGCAGAAGAAATCCGCGACATGATGTTCGTCAATTTGTTCCAGACGCTGGTGCAGAACCCGCAGATGACGGCGACCGAAGCCTTGATCCGCCAAGAGGAGAAGGGCGCGCTGCTCGGCCCCTCGGGTTCGATCATCCAGGCCGGCTTTGCCAGCAATCTCGACCGCGAACTCGGCATTCTGGAAGACAAGGGCCTTTATGACGAGGACAGCCGCTTCGCGCCGCCGGAAAGCCTCGCCGGCAAGTCGGTACGGCCGACCTTCACCGGCCCGCTCGATGTGCTGCGCCGCTCGGCCGAGGCGCGCGACACCATCCAGGTGGTGACGACGGCCATGCAGATGGCGCAGTTCGATCCCGGCATCATGGACAATATCGACGGCGACGAAGCGCTGAAGATCGTGCAGAGCGCCGGCCGCAGCCCGCAGCGCATCTTTCGCCGCAAGGAGGAGGTGGAAGGTCTGCGTGGAGCAAGAGCACAGGCCCAACAAGCCCAGGCCGGCATGGCGGCGATCGCCTCCGCCGGCAAGGTCGCCAAGGACGCGGTGCCGGCAGCGGTGCAGGCGCGCGACAGCGGGTTGCTCGACGCATTGATGCAGCAGGCGGGCGGCGGCGGAGAGGCGACGGCCGGATCGGCCGCGCCGGGCGCC